ACTACACTTATATTTATACTATTCGTCTGATTCGTGCCCCCCTCCACCACTATATCCACCACTCATGCCCTGACGAGTGTAAGAGGGATTAAGACCCGACATCTCCAAAATGTCATCACGTATGTTTTGATTGCGCTTTTCCACATTTAGAATTCGAGTAAAGCTGTTGGTGACTGCGGCAGTATAGTAAGCAAAAGGATTTTGACTTTTGCTTTCGTCAAACTTTAACCCAATATAACTCAACTGTAGCAGTGCTTGACTACGCATTTCATCATTGTAAGTATACCCACGCCAGTTGCTGCGAGTGGCATAACGCTCACACAATTTCATAAACATATGAGCCAATTTGTTGGTCATTCTACCGTGTGTGGGGCTATACTCTCCAGGATTGAGCCCGCCCCGCCAGTGACTCTTACCTACCAATATGGGATTGCCGTCAGCATCCACTTTGTAGTGTACAAAGGGCGGGAAATTGACTTTGACATATTTGGTATGCGTCAAATCATCTTCATCGTAGTCGGTTAACAAGGGATCTTCGTCGTCGTCAATTTCTAGTGCTGCCATACGTGCTTTTTTGGTTTTGGCATCGTCCACCGGAATATGATCCCAGGTCATGACACGAAACACCACATCTGTGTCGGCAACATCCTTGAGTTTGACCTCAAACTCGTCCAATTTGCGCTTGGAACCATCAGCAGTTGCTGCCTCGTGCGCCAACTTGGCCAAGCGTTCGGCACGATTTTGACGTGCTTCTTTGATGTTCTTTTTGTTTATTTTTGTGACGCTTTCCAAGATCATGTCATAATCAGCGTCTGCGGGATTGTCAAAATAGCAATACGATGTTTTGCTTTTGTGAATCTCTTTTAGTATGTCTTTGTTGTTTAGGTAATTGTGTCGCACCCTCTATTCCTTTAAAGTTAGCGTATACTAACATATTTATCAAACCTGTGTCAACCTTTTAATTAACTTAGCATATTTTGATGTCAATAAATAAGATATAATAGGAAAAAACACATGGGTATACTGTCAAACCCAAATGAAAACTTTTACTTGCCCGGGTCTCAGGGAAGGCAAACACCTGCCGCCATGTTTCAATACAGTACCAGTACCAATGGCGGTATTCAATTCACCACTGGCTCGACCTTGCCCGATGCCGACGACTGGCGAGTAAAAATCAGCCTGGCACCAGGTGCACAAAATGCCGGATTGTTTTATTTTGATCCCACCAATGCGTTGTTGCAACCCTTGATAACCGAAGTGGGTGGTACTAAAACTTTCTCTACAATATCCAAAAGCGCAAACAGTGGACGAGTGGGCGTGGTGTTTCCGTACACGCCACAGATACAGATAGTACACCGTGCCACGTACCAAGAACAAAAACTCACACACAACAACTATTCGCAATACTACTATGAAAATTCTGGGGTAGAGCCAATTACTATCAGTGGCGACTTTACAGTGCAAAATTTAGCCGAAGGTAGATACTTGTTGGCCACAACCTATTTCTTTAGAGCCTGTACCAAAATGTTTTTTGGAACAGATCAGCTGGCGGGAAATCCACCACCAATGGTGTACCTAAACGGATTTGGACAATATATTCTGCCCAATGTTCCTTGCGTGATTACCAATTTCCAACAGACTTTGCCATCCGATGTTGACTACATGGACATTGCGGATCCTGCACTGAGATTTAATCCAAAGAATGTTTCGTATCCCACAGTTTCCACCAGATTGCCCACTACCAGCACTATATCGGTCACACTACAACCTGTGTACAGTAGACTTGCACAAAGCCAAGGATTTAGTTTGACTGACTTTGCCAAAGGTGCAATGTTGAACACACTCAATCCTGGAAATCCTGCAACTGCATTTGGAGCACAAGCCAAGGCAACCAACAGCAAACTGGGCCTAAACGGCGGATTCTTATAATGGCCAACGCAGTATACACAACAACCAGTCCCTATTATGGCACACAGTCTTGGGGTAATTTTTTAGATGTGTGGCCCGGAAAAACAATTGACGCCAATGTCACTGATGCTATATATCAAATTGACGCTCCCTATAACCTACGCCCAGATCTGTTGGCGTACGACATGTACAAAGACAGCAACTTGTGGTGGGTATTTGCAGTGCGTAACCCCGATGTTCTACTAGATCCCTTGATGGATTTTCAAGCTGGAGTGATAATATATGTGCCTACTGTTCAAACCCTTAAACAAAGTTTGGGGCTATAACAAATGACTATTGGAGTTAAAATACCCGCGGCAAATGCAAATCCAGTGCAGAACCCACTGCATCAATTTGCATCTTGGACTTATACCTGGACCTTGTGGTATTTGAACGAGGAAGATCTCAACGCCTTGATGTCACAACCCGATGTGGCCAGTGCACTGGCTTGGAAACCCACATATGGTGCCAGTTTTGTAGTTGCTGAAGATGCTGGCCTGTATCCTCAATTGCGCTTTCCCAATGTGCCCTACAACTACAACATTGACGAAGTAAACATGATTACACAGATTATTCCCAGTCGTGAAATCAAACACAGCAACCTAATTGCCGGCGAAATGACCATTGTGGAACCAATCGGATGTACCTTGCTTGATGTGTTGGTGATAAACAGTAGACAGTTGCATCAAGACATACAATACAACTATCTAGATCAGCCCTACATGCTGGAGCTGAATTTTGTTGGATACGATGATGCTGGAAAACCTATTCCGTCAATACAGACTTCATCATTCTATCGTAAACGATTCCCGATAAAATTACTCAACATGGGAATAGACATCAGTGAAAAAGGCACCACTTACAAAATATCGTTCAGTGCCTGGGGTCATGAGGCACACATGGGCGACCCCAAAACTATACATCAAAATGCACAAATCACAGCTGCCACAGTAGAAGAGTTTTTTAACGGCGCTAGCGGATTGGCCAGCAAGCTCAACGGCTGGTGGGCCAACCTGGGCCCAAATCGTGTGGCAGTACCTGACACTATACAATTCATAATTGATCCTGCGATTGGACGTTCGCAAATTTCGGCACCGGCCAATTTATCTTTTGTAAACACCGATCCCAATTCTGTTGAATACGATCCCAGTAAAAAAACTTTCAATATTCCCAAAGAAAGTAACACTTTAGACATTGTGCAAAAAATAATGTCGCAGAGTCAATACATGATTCAACAAACCACTGGTGCGGCTACAGGTGGTGCTGCTGGACAACAAACACCCTTGAACACTTTCAGAGTCACCGTGACCACCATGGTGGGTGCGTTTGACAATATAAGAAACACAAACAGTAAAAATTACGTGGTGTACATAGGACAAGCAGTGGCCCTAAACACAGTGGGACCAAACGTGCCCAATGCTGTAGACACCACCAATTACACCATTAAAGAATACAATTATATCTATACTGGCCAAAATATTGACATATTGAAATTGAAAATTAATTTTGATATGTCGTCAATACAGAATCTGCCTGCTTACCCCAGTGCACCTGCTACTGCGGTGCCCACACGTAACATTGGAGTCAATCTGTTGTCGCAATCGGTAACCAATACTGTTATTGGGCAGGCCTCAATTGGCAAGGCTGTGTCGGCAGTGGGTAAAGGCATACTAGTAACACCCATTAGATATAGATACATTGCACAAGACGTTCCGGTCATCAGCGGCCTGGGACAGAAAGACAATCCCGATGCAGTAAATGCAGCACAGGCCTTGGACAATTTGTACACCAGCAGTTCAGATTTTCTTGTTGTGGACTTGACCATTGTGGGAGATCCCACATTGTTGAAGCAGGATGATTGGTTATACAACATGGATCCCACCAAGAGCAACGACTACACAAATTTCACCAGTCTCAGCAATGCCGACTATATAAAAAAATATGGCCATGCACGGATGGACACTGGAGATCTTATAGTGTCGTTGACCATTAACAGTCCTGATGATCTTGATCTTGATTTGACCAATCAAGGCTTGTACTATCCGCCGGTCAAGAGCGGAGCACAAAGTTTATTCAGCGGGCAGTATTCTATTATTGAAATCAAGAGTGAATTTAAAAAGGGCGTGTTCGAGCAGTCATTGGCCTTGAATCGAATTCAAAATCAAGAGATAGCTGCACTATTGTCCACAAACGCTGACACACGATCGCCTAACCCACAAGTGGCTACAAATCCTGCACCAATCCCTTCAAATTCCACAGTATCGTCTCCGGGCACTACTACAACAACACTACAAAACAATCAAACAAACGCAAGGTAATAACACATGGCAAAAAATTCAGAATCTATTAGAACCAGTGGAGCCAATCCAATTGGCAAAGCTGATGGTAAAAATTCTGGGTTCACTATTGAACCTGGTCCATACGAGGCGATTGTGCAAGGATATGTGCAATCCAGTAGACTGGGCCAATTGATAGTCACTATACCGGACTTTAGTGCACCGATTCCCAACACTGACCAAGGAATAAAATCAGATCAAATAGTGGCCAGTTATGCCAGCCCCTTCTTTGGCACTACGTATGGTTCTACCACTGGCCTCAATCCCAACACTCCGGTGTCGGCTGGTCAAAGTTATGGATTTTGGTTTGTGCCACCCGACATTGGCACCACAGTGTTGGTGATTTTTGCCGGAGGCGACATTGGCAAATGTTATTGGTTTGCTTGCGCCTACAACAACCCCAACCATCACATGGTACCAGGAATAGGACGACACGTGGGCGGTGCCAACGGTGTAGGCGCACCTGGCGATCAAATCTCAAGTTATATAGGCAGTAACTCGGTGTTGCCCGTGGTAGAAGCGGATCTAGCTGACCCCGCACTATGGGGTTCCACTGGATTGGTGTCAGTACAACGTTATCCACACGAGTATCAAACCATGGTGCTAGCAGCTCAAGGACTAGATCGTGACCCCATTCGCGGCGCCATCAGTTCCAGCAGCATGCGTGAAGCACCTAGCAATGTGTACGGCATAAGCACACCGGGACGTAAAGCCACCAGCTCGGATCAAGTGTCCGGCGACAGTGAGGGAGTGGTTTTTAGAACTGGTGGACACAGTTTTGTCATGGACGATGGTGCCAACGGTGACAGTGTTACCCCTGCAGGCACTGACCAATTGATACGATTACGCACCGGTGGTGGGCATCAGATTCTCATGAACGACACCGAGCATATTTTGTACATTTCTAGCGACAGTGGACGACAATGGTTAGAATTTAGCGCCGACGGATCTATCAACATGTATGGGTTCGCCGGGTTCAATGTTCGTAGTGAAGGTCCAATGAATTTACACAGCGACGTAGGCATATTAATGAATGCGCCAGTGGTGGAGATAAATGGTGATCAAGGCATCAAAATAACCAGTGCTGCTGCAGTCAGCATTGGAGCAGGCGGAGCATTTACTGCGTCAGCTGGTGGTATAGCATCAGTTACTGCATTGGGTGCATGTAACTTGGCCGCAGGCGGCATTATCGGCGTCAGCGCTAAGGGCCTGTGCAATATTTCAGGCTCACTAATCAATCTCAATGGCGGATTTACTGGCTCGCCCGGCATACCGGCATTTGCCAAAACCAAACCCAACTACGTGGCCTCGTATGATGGCAAGAATTGGGTAGCTGATCAAAAGTTTGTAGACAGTATATGCACTGTGGTACCTGGACACGAGCCCTGGACACGTCCTGGAGGCAGCAAGTGATAGACTACGGAATTCAAGCAGCAGCCGGATTGCCAATACTGCATGCCTTGCCCTTGAGTTGGTTAGGCACTGCCAAAATGCCGGCCTATCCTCCGGGATGGGGACTCACTGCTGGCTTGACTGCCACGCAAACTCAGAATCTACTGGCCGAAATTGCTTACGATCAATCGCAATGGAACTATCAATTGATCGGCACTTCAAATGCTCTTGGCGCATATCAAGTGAGCACTCAGACCCTGGAAAACTATGGATTTTTGGCGCCGGGATCAAACGCCGCATACGGCAACAACTGTGTAAACCATCAAACCTGCTGGCGCCCGACTCCCAAGCGAAACGTCAACAACTCGTATTCAAACTATCTCAATAACACCACTAGCCTAACATCTTTTTTGTCTAACACCGTCACACAGGACTATTTGGCACTGCAAATGATTCATGATCTCTATTACGGGCTGACTAATATTGATGCCATACAGTCAACCGATGCAGCAGATGTTGTGGCAGGAATGATTTATGTGGCCTGGACCGTGGGAGTTGGAACTCCTGCTACCAATGTGAACAGTTCGGGCACTGGCGCCTGGGGCTGGAGATACAACAATGTAAGTACCCCGTTGACTGCCAATGCCTTCAATAGCGGACGCTATGCTGTTACCGTTTTAACACAATAAATACACTACTATGACTACATACATTGGATTTAGCACCTACGGCAACAGTAAAAAATTCACTCTAACCGATTTTCAGCTGGCTCAACAGGATCTAATCAATCACTTCAGCATCAAACGCGGCGACAAATTGATGCAACCAAATTTTGGTACCATTATTTGGGACTTGTTGTTTGAGCCATTGGACACTACTACAAAACAAACCATACAGGACGATATCACAAAAATCGTGGGCTATGATCCAAGAATCGCAGTGAGTCACGTCAACATCACTCAACAAGAATCGGGTTTTATGATCGAAATCACACTGTCGTATGTGCCCACTAATCAAGTGGCCACATTGGCGTTGAATTTTGACAAAAACAATCAAACTCTAACGACCAATTAACTACCCATATTATTTTTGCAATAAATAATAGATATAGGTAGAAATATGGCTCAAACAACTCGTCAAACCAGTCTTCTTGTTCAGCAAGACTGGACAAAAATTTATCAAACGTTCACTAACGCTGACTTCACCAGTTACGATTTTGAAACAATTCGTAACACCATGATAAATTACATTAAAAACTATTACCCAGAAACTTTCAATGACTACATTGAAAGCAGTGAGTTCATTGCTATCATTGACATGATCAGTTTTCTAGGACAGAGTCTGGCATTCCGTACGGATCTGAATGCACGTGAAAACTTCTTGGATACTGCACAACGTCGTGACAGTATTCTCAAGTTGGCACGTATGTTGAGCTATAACCCGCCTCGCAATACACCTGCCAGTGGCCTACTGAAATTTGACAGCATCAAGACTTCAGAGTCTGTATATGACAGCAACGGAATCAATTTAGAAAACACCACGATTCACTGGAACGATTTAACTAACGACAATTGGCTCGAGCAGTTTACTGCGGTGCTAAATGCTGCCTTGATCAGTAGCGAAAGTATAGGCAAGCCTGGCAACAGTCAAACCATCAACAATATCAAAACTGACGAATACACCATTAACTTGAATCCCAACAATTTGCCAGTTGTGAGTTTTGGGGCCAGCGTGAATGGCACCAACACCAACTTTGAAGCAGTGAGTGCTACCAGTCTAGGCAAATCTTATCTATACCAGAACGATCCCACTCAGACTAGCAAGTTCAATATATTGTATCAAAACGACAATAACGGTAATGGCAGCAACAACACAGGATTTTTTGTTTATTTCAAACAAGGACAGTTATCGGCAACAACATTTACAATCACAAATGCCATACCCAATAACTATGTAAACGTGACCACTCATAACATCACCGATGATGATCAATGGTTGTATGCTACCAATGTAAACGGAGCACCCACAACACTATGGGAAAAAGTTCCAGCCATTCCCGGCATCAACGTGATTTACAACAATCTCACAGACAAAAACATATATCAAATCAACACACTCAACAACGATCAAGTGAGCCTGGTGTTTGGCGATGGTGGTTTCAGCAACATACCACAAGGCAACTTTACATTTTATTTTAGAAGTTCCAATGGACTCACCTATTCCATAGCACCCGATGATCTTGCCTATGTGTCAATTCCGTTCAGTTACATAAGCAAGACCGGCGCTACACAAACACTGACTGTAACTGCCAGTTTAAAATACACCATTACAAATGCCAATGCGGCACCCAGTTTGAGCAGTATCAAGTCAAATGCCCCTCAACAGTACTACACACAGAATCGCATGATCAATGGCGAGGATTATCAGATATTCCCCTTGACCTCGTTCGCCAGCATACAAAAAGTCAAGGCAGTGAATCGAACCAGTTCGGGTGTGAGTCTATATTTAGACGCACTAGATCCCACTGGCAGTTTCAGCAGCACCAATGTATTTTGCGATGATGGTGTGCTAACTGCCAACAACACAGTAAGTTCAACTTCGTTTAGTTTTTTAACTACTACAGACATATACAATGCAATTTATAATCAGATTATTCCTATTATAAATTCTACCGAGATGAGCAACTACTATTATGCAGTTTATCCTCGTTACTTGCCGCCCAATGCCAATATACAATTTAATCAGCACACCACAAGCACCACAAGCAGCACCGGATACTTGCAATTGTTGGGAAATACTCAGCAAGTGGGACTTGGCATCAGTGGAAACTTGCAGTATGTGGCCGCTGGCGCCAGCGTAGAATTTTCATATGGTGGAGCCAATAGCTACGCATCAGTGGCCAGCACAGTGTCCAATGGTGATTTTAACACACCAAGCCTGGTGCGTTTTGCAACTGTTGTGCCCACTGGAGCAACTGTGACTTCGATCATACCTCCATACAAAAACAAATTGACAAACACCGTGATCACACAAATGGTCACATACATCACCAACAATGTGAATTTTGGTTTGTATTATGATCAAGTCAATCAAATTTGGAGTTTGATTACTCCTAGCAGTATTGGCACCAGCACCAATTGGCTTATTAAATTCACTTTTAACCAAGGCGCTTACAATGTGTCATACAAGACAATGAACTACACATTTGGCAGTGCCGGGGAAACCAACTTCTATTTTGATCCCACAGTGCGTGTATATGATAGCATGACTGGATCCACAATCACTGATTCCATCAAGATACTGAAAATTAACACATTGCCAAACACTGCAACACCAATTGGTACTGATATTGTTTGGTCAATCTACAACACAATAACTGCTCCTGACGGCTACACTGATGATACACAAGTCAAAGTAACATTCCCGAGCACACAGATTATTGGAATACCGGACAATCCCGACTTGTTTACTCGACTTGTGGGCAATGTTCCTGCAGCCGGCACCTCGCTCAGTGCCAACAACCTGTACTTCCAATACAAGCACAACACACCGGCACGTAATCGAATAGATCCTACGCCAGTAAACATAATTGACATGTACATTTTGACAGCAGCCTACACCAGCAACTACATGGCTTGGTTACAGGATTTAACCGGCACTGTCAAAGAACCTTTACCACCAACAGCCAGCAGTTTGGAAGTGGCCTATAATTCGTTAGATAACAGTAAAACCATCAGCGACAGTATAGTGTACAATCCTGCACAGTTCAAACCCCTATTTGGCGCTAAGGCTGATCCAAGTCTACAGGCAACATTCCAAGTTGTTATCAATCCCGCAGTGAATATCACAGCCAACGAAATGAAAACACAAGTGATTGACGCCATCAACAACTACTTTGATATTAGCAATTGGGATTTTGGTGATACCTTTTACTTCTCAGAATTGGCAGCTTATTTGCATAGCGTATTAGCCCCAAATCTTGCCAGCATCGTTATAGTACCAAGCAGTACTGATTTGATATTTGGAAATTACTTCCAAATCAACAGCGAGCCTTGGGAAATTTTAACCAATGCAGCAACAGTGAATGATGTGCAAATTGTATCATCATTGACTGCTGCCCAACTTGGTATAAGTGGCGTTAACTTCGGATCAACACAGTAATGGCTTTAAAATCTACTCTTAATTTTCTACCCAGCGTATTTCAAACCACCGCCAACGAAAAGTTTCTTGGAGCCACTCTTGATCAGTTAGTGGTTGACGCTGAAAACGTCAAACTAAATGGCTACATCGGCAGAACGTTTGCACCAACATATCGCCAAGGCGACAACTACATCAATGAGTTTTCTGCACAACGACAGAACTATCAACTCGAGGGCAGTGTTGTTGTCAAAGACAAGAATGGCGATATAACTTTCAATTCGGGCTACATTGACCTATTAAACAGCATCACCACCAATGGCGGATTTTCAAACAATCATCAAAGACTGTTTAGCTCACAAGCGTACAGTTATGATGGGCATTTTGATTATGATAAATTTGTAAATTACTACAACTACTATTGGTTGCCCAATGGTCCCTTGGACAGTAGCGGAAATCCCACATCAGTTGCGGTGTATGCAAATCAAACCCCGTATCAGGCCACATACGATGTTGTTAGAAACACCAACATTGGTGGATACACTTTCAGTGGTGCGGGCAATCATCCCAACCTACAACTGACTCTTGCACGTGGAGGCACCTACACCTTCAACATCAACCAACCCGGTATAAGTTTTTGGATTCAAACCAATCAAGGCACATCAGGGGTAGATCCCAACATCAACACTCTCAGCACTAGACAAATATTGGGAGTCAAAAACAACGGAACTGACCTTGGCAGCATCACATTCCAAGTTCCTTTGGCCAACGCTCAAGATTTTTACGTAAATAATTCTAGTTTGCCCTTGGTGGCAAGTGTAAACTCGGCAGTGACTTTGCACTACACTGACATTCAAAATCAATTGTTGAGCACGTTCTTGTCTCGATTCCCCGGTGGAATTGATGGCACAACCAGTCAACTAAATGGCAAGACATTGGTATTTGTCAATAACGATGTTGACGACACGTATTGGACAACTCCCAACCTGGGCGCTGCTGTCACTAGCACCATTACCTTGGCACCTGGATCAGTGGTACATTCTGCAACACGAACAAATGTTTGGAAAATTAATCTTGTGCCCACCAACACCGGCGACAGTGTGATACAACTGGCACCATCAACTGCGGTGGGAACACAACAAAAAGTCTTTGTCAATAGTGGCAACACCTATGCTGGAAACTATTTTTGGTTGAACAACAACTACCAATATCAAAAGGCTCCAGCAATCACTGCCAATCTAGACACACTATATTATCAAGACAGTAGCAACCCTGACTTTGTTGGCGTGATTAAAATAGTTGACAACATTGGTTCCACTATTGATGTCACAAACGACATATTGGGACAAGTTGGCTATACCAGTCCCAACGGAGTAATTTTTACAAACGGACTCAAAATCACATTTGACAGCTATGTTACTCCCAGCAGTTATGCCAATAACAGTTATTATGTAGAAGGTGTGGGTACATCTATTGCTCTAGCTGCAGTTGATGCCTTAGTGGTACCTGAAAGCTACGGCGACGACATTGACACCAGCCCTGACTACATCACAATCAATCGCGGCAGTCAAGACCTCAACCCTTGGACACGATACAATCGTTGGTTCCATAAAGATGTCATAACCGCAACTGCCACGTACAACAACGACACTCCTAATTATGGCACAGGTATTGCTGGACGCAGACCCATTGTTGAATTTGAAGCCAATTTACAACTGTTTAATTTTGGAAGCTATTTCCTGCCCAACATTGACATCATCAATTTTACTGCCAGCGATGCATTTGCCAACGTTGAAGGACAAATAACAACAACTGTAAATGGTGAAGTCTTGGCCGAGGGACAAACTGTTATTTTCACCAATGACTATGACACCAATGTTTCAAACAAGGTGTATCAAGTACAGATGCAAACCATTCAGAGTAGAAACTTTATTACTCTAGTAGACACAGGTATAACAATTCTACCCGGAGCGGTAGTGACTCCGGTATTGGGCACCAATCAAGGCGTAACGTTTCACTTTGATGGCACGGCATGGCACAACAGTCAAATAAAATACAACATGAATCAGCCGCCCTTGTTTGATTTGTATGATGCCGACGGCTACAGTTTTAGTAACACCACAGTGTATCCTGGCACTGGATTCAGTGGCAGTCAGTTGTTTGGCTATGCAGTACCAGTGACCACTGCCGGCAACTTTGTGGTAGGGCAATCGTATACCATATACTCGGTTGGCACTACTGACTTTACTGCAATTGGCGCCAGCGCAAATGAGTTTGGCGTAAGTTTTATTGCCACCGGAACAGGCAGCGGAACAGGAACTGCAACCGTAACTGCAAACGCCGATGCTGTTTTGGGATTCCCATTATCGTATCAAAACTTCAATAACATTGGCGACATTGTTTTCAGTAACTATTATGATACTGATATTTTTACTCAATTTACAGCACAGTTGATTGGAACAACTGTGAGTGGAGAGTTTAAAGAAACCAATTGCAATACCGGTTACATGGTTAAAAATTCAGGAACCAAGCAAACACTGTTGAGCAATTGGGTAGCAAATAGAGAATCCACCGAACAATATCAACTGTTTACAAAATTTTATGATCAATTTGTTGTAAGCGGCAATTCGTTGACCTTGCCGGCCAACAATGATTCACCACCGCCAGCAACACTCAAATTGAGTGGTAATGATTTTGCGTTCGTACAAATTGATGTAGTGCCTGCTGCGCAAGCCACAGTGCCGCACCTAAAGGTATTTTTAAACAACAAGTTGTTGGCACCAACTCAAGATTACTTTTTGGCACAGTATGGAATTTACTATGTTGTGGCCTTGATTGCAACTCCAGCACTAAACGACAAAATAGACGTATTGGTTTTTGGCAACACCATCAGCACTCTGGGCTATTATCAAATTTCTGACAACCTAGATCTAAATCCCTTGAACGAAGAGTTCCCCACAATCACGCTGGGACAGATTAGATCTCATTATTCAAAATTGGTAGAGAATACCAGTGTCAACAACATAGCACTACAGGACAATTATCTCAAAGCACAAGGCGGTACACTGATACAACATCAGTCACCGCTGATTTATGCAATGGCATTCTTGAATGATCCAACAGCAAATTTTGTCAGTGCCGTTAACCTAGCTAGAAAAGAATACCAAAAATTCAAGAACAAATTTTTGAGTTTGTGCAGTTCACTGAGTACACTTGATTATGCAGATCCTGTCAGCAGTGTAGACACTATTCTACAAAACATCAATGCCATCAAGAACAACAGTTTCCCATGGTATTACAGTGACATGGTGCCACAAGGCAGTGAGTATACTGCCCTTACCTACACAGTGTTGAATGCTAGACAAACCAACTACGAAATCAACAGTATCTTTAACAATTCAGTATTGAGCAATCGTGCGGTGCTGGTGTGGGTCAATGGAGAACAGTGCACATTGGGCATAGACTATACCTTTAGCTCGTCAATTCCAGTGATTGTGTTTAGTCGAACACTCAACGTAGGTGACACCATTCTCATACGTGATTACGCCAATACTGATGGAAATTATATTCCTGAAACACCTAGCAAATTGGGACTGTATCCCAAGTTTGCCCCAGAACTTTATTTAGACACCACGTATCAAACTCCAACCATGGTGATACAGGGACATGACGGCAGTATCACTCCGGCATTTGGCGACTTTAGAGATCAGTTCTTGCTTGAACTAGAGTTGAGAATCTACAACAACATCAAGGCCAACTACGCCAATAACGCTATTAATTTAGATGATGTGATTCCGGGACGCTTTAGAAAAACCGACTACAGTTTACTAGAGTACAATCAAATTCTAGGACAAAACTTTTTGAGCTGGGCCGGCACCAACAATGTGGATTACTCGTCGAACACCTCGTATGATGCAAACAATCCCTGGACTTGGAATTATGCACAATTTCCCGATTCAGTCAGCGGAGACTACTTGCAAGGCAGCTGGCGTGCAATCTATAACTATTGGTTTGACACAGACACTCCCAACTTGACTCCTTGGAGAATGTTGGGCTTTAGTAGCATGCCAAGTTGGTGGACAACACGTTATGGACCTGCGCCCTACACCAGCGGTAACACACTGCTATGGAGTGATTTGAGTCAAGGCTACATTTGGAACAACAATGAACCTTACACAGACTCGCGCTATGTTAGACCCAATTTGTTGAGTTTTATTCCAGTGGATAGCTCAGGCGATTTGTTGTCTCCAATAGAGATTCCTTTAATATCACAGTTGAATGCGTCATACGCTTCGGCCAACTTTGCATCAGGACAACAAGGTCCCGCCGAGTCTGCATGGAGACGCAGCAGCGATTATCCATATGCTGTGCAAGCCACATTGGCAATTACAAAACCTGCACAGTATTTTGCTACACAATTTGACACCAGTTCTTTTTACAAAAACCCCATCACTGGCTATTTCAGTCAGTTGGACAATCAAAAAATCAAACCCTCAATCCTAAAGATCAACGGGTTTGACACAGGTACAACTGTACAACGCACCAGTGGATATGTTAATTGGATTGCTGACAATATCAAAAATCTAGGCATGGATCCGTTGTCGTTCTTGAACAACTATTTTACAAATTTATCTGTACAGTTGAACTATAAAATTTCCGGCTACACCGATAAAGATTTATTGACAGTGTCGGCCGAGCAAACAAGCCCAGGTTCAACTAGTTCTAGTGTTATTATTCCCAATAACAATTACAGTGTTTACTTGAACAAATCAACTCCAATTGGTGTTGCTGAATACAGTGCGATTGTGATTGAAAATACCGGAACAGGCTATAGCGTGTCTGGATATAACCCTTCACGTCCCTACTTTGTAATTTACCCCAGCCTGATAAACAACAACACCACTGCGGTCACAGTCAATGGCGAATCTGTAAAAACCTACAACGAAAATACCGGAGTAAGAACCATTATCCCGTATGGCACTGTGTTTAGAAGTGTACAACAAACTGTGGATTTCATAGTGGGCTATGGACGATATTTGTCAGACTTAGGATTTGTATTTGAAGATTTCAATACCGATCTTGGCTTGCCGCAAAATTGGGATCTCAGTGTACAAGAATTCATGTACTGGAGCCAACAGGGTTGGGGCGAGGGAAATGTAATTGTACTAAATCCCGCGGCCACTGGTCTTAAACTGCAAAGCATAGCATCGGTTGTTGACGAAATCACCAACACCGATAACGGCAACAAACTGTTGAACCAAGACTTCATACCCATCAAGCCCAACAATTATAATGTACAAAGAAAAGATTCTGGAGCTGAAACAGCTGGTAAATTGACGCCCAATGTGTTTACAGTTACAACACTGGACAATTCCATCATCTGTTATGCCAAGCTAAATCTGGTGCAGTACGAGCATGTGTTGGTGTTTGATAACGTGGATGACTTTGGAGACATAATCTATATTCCCAGCCAAGGGTCTCGTCAATACAGACTCAAACTGTTTGGATCCAAAACCGGCTTTTGGAACGGATCATTGAGTGCACCTGGTTACATCTACAGCGATCCCACTATTGCACTCTGGAGCCCGGGCACAGATTACAAATTGGGCGATATTGTCAAGTACAACAATTTCTATTACACTGCCACTGCGGATGTTCCTGCAAGCCAGTCATTTAATCTTGCAGTGTGGACACAGATTTTGCAAAACAGTATTCAAACCGGAATGTTGCCAAACTTTGCACACAACGCTCAAAAGTTTATTAATTTTTATGATGTGGATTTACCACCACTGGAAGACACATTCCAAAACTACAGTGCTGGCTTGATTGGCTTTAGAGAGCGCAACTATCTAACTGATCTTGGCTTGACCATTCCCGCGCAGACAAAATTCTATCAAGGCTTTATCAAACAAAAAGGCACTATCAATTCAGTAAATGCTTTGACTACGGCCACCTTCAATAACGTACAGGGCAACATCACTGTGTACGAAGAATGGGCGTTTCAAGTTGGAAAATACGGTGGATTGAATTCTAATACATTCAAAGAGTTTGTGTTGGATCAAAACATATTCACAACCAATCCTGTGGCATTCACTAGCAACAGCACATTCAGCAATGCAAATATTATTGTAAATCTAAATGGAAACGCTGCTGCCGGAGCCCTTGGCAATGTTTATAACGCCAGCAATTTGGCCAGTACTGTGACTTCAATTTACAATAATCGAGCCGTTACTGTGTATCCGACCGACATGCCCGATGCTGGTTACATGAATTTAAACGATGTAGATTATGCAATTTACGATATTGCCCAATGGACTCAACCAGTGAACACTGTGGGAATTGGCAATAAAGTTTGGATAGCTCATAATTATGTTGGACAATGGGACATACTGAGAGTTTGCGAAACTGACTTGACTGCTACTCAAGTCACCTACACCCTAGACAATTATGCCACAATAACATTCAATGCAGCACATTCGTTTGAGGCAGATGATGTATTCATATTGAAAGATTTTGGTCACAACATGGACAACGTGTACCAAATTGTGCGTGTGATAAATTCTCTAAATGTCACAATTGCTATCACCAACAAAGATGCACTTGTGCCCTTGATTCGAGTTAGATCTTATACCGGATCGGGCATTGTGTATGCGCTACGCTCGGCAAGATATCAAACAACTGCTAATTTGGCATCAATCGCGCCACCTAAAAATGGCTGGCTCAACAATGATCATGTTTGGGTCAACAACGCCACTGCTAATGGGTGGGGAACATACACCTTTAACAATCCCTGGTTGAGCAACACCGCAGTCAAAACATATTCGTATTATGGCAACGTGGCCAACAACAACTATGGCTCTGCAGTGAAGGTAAACAGTACTACCGGAATGGTATATGTTGGAAATCCAGGCAACAACACTGTGCAAATCTATGGCATCAACAATGGTGCATATCAACTTGACAGTATACTGAGTGGAGAATTTACTCCTGATGTAAAATTTGGTGCAAGTATTGACACACAGGGCAACACCGTGGTGATAGGTGCACCCGGCTCTAATTATGTACAAATGTACCAAGTTGATTTTGTAAACAACGTTGGGCAATTGATAACAGGGCAAGGATTTTACAGCAACGCAAATGTGGGATTTGGTAAGAGTGTTGCAATCAGTGCTGATGAAACATGGGTTTTTGCTAGTGGACTAGACACTGTGGTGTCGTTCAATGCCACCCAACCCGAAACTGTTTACGAGTCGTATTCGGTAATCAATAGCGTCAGTGGAGCAACTGCAAGTTGGGGCAATGTTATAAAAACCAATAACAATGGTTCGTTGTTGTTTGTTGCAGACCCCAAGGCCACAAACGGCAACGTTGGTGCTGGTAATGTTTACATCTATCAAAACAACACAAACACTGGTTCAATCACATTACTGCAAACTATAACAAGTTTACACAACAATCAAAATGCAAACTTTGGAACATCAATTGCCATTGACAGTACCGGCGGGAATTTGTTTGTAGGAGCTCCAGGATCAACGGCATCAGGATACCTCAACGGTGTAGTTGAGCGTTGGGTACGCAACACCGGTGGACAATATGTGCGTTCGGCTGTTATTGCACACCCCAATAACGAAATAGGACAATTTGGTGTTAGTGTTAGTGTAAGCTCAGATGGCACAGTGCTTGGCATTGGCAGTCAAGGATCAGCCGCAGAAGAACACACCACATTTGACAATACTGCACTCACCATTGATGCTAGTACAACCAATTTCATTGACTACATACAAAACTCTGGCGCAGTATACATGTTTGAGCCATTCATCAACACCTTGGTGGCAAACGATGTTGGCACCTACTTGTACACAAGAGAACTTGAAACTCCACTAGAGGCCGGAGACATGTACGGAAGCAGTCTTGACGTGTCTCGTGCAGTGGCTGTGGCGGGTGCGCCTGGATACAAGAACAACGCCGGCGAAGTAGTGATATTTGTAAATCCTGCTAGAGCAACATATTGGAATTTGACAAGACAACAAACTGCGCAGGTGGATATTAACAGCATCAGCAGAACATTTTTGTACAATCTAACCAACAACAATATTTTGGCAGCATTGGACTATATTGATCCCAAGAAGGGCAAAGTATTGAGCTCGGTGGAAACTGATATAGATTACAAACTTGAAGTTGATCCAGCAAAATACAACAACGGCACAGGCACTATATATGCTGACCTATATTGGGGCCCACAACAGGTGGGACAGATATGGTGGGATCTAAGCACTGTGAGATTTATTGACTACGAACAAGATGATCTCATTTACCGATTAAATCATTGGGGACAGATGTTCCCGGGCAGCAGTATCGACATTTATCAATGGGTAGAAAGCACAGTGCCGCCAAGCCAGTATGTGGCACATGGCTATTCAGGAACACCTTTAGCCACTGATGACAGTGCCTACAGTTCTTATGGATACGCCACTGCCAATGGCATGGTGAAATTGCACTATTACTTCTGGGTCAAAGGCATAGACACCATTGCTACTAAACAGGGCAAATTTAACAGTGTGTTGTCAATTGCGGAAGCAATAGAAAACCCACAATCACAGGGAATTCCCTACGCCACAATACTGCGCAACGACACTGTTGCGTTATACAATGTTGATGGCTTACTCACCGGACAAAAAACTGTACTACAACTAGGCAGTCAAACCACAACACCAAACTTGGTGCATAGCGAATACCAATTGGTACAACAGGGCAATTCCAGCAGTCAAATTCCAAAGTCCATTCTCACCAAACTGATTGATAGCTTGGCTGGCATAGACACATACGGAAATGTTGTGCCCAATCCTGCGCTGATCCCGAGCCAGCGTTACGGCATTGGTAATCGTCCAATACAAACAATGATCATGAATCGTGTGTTGGCGCTACAAAATTACTTTAGTATAGTAAATCCTTTGCTGGCGGCGTATCCTGTGGTAGAGAGAAAATCATTGACACTGCTAAACAGCAGTGAATCCATCCCAACACCAGGATCAAAACAGTACAACTTGACAGTAAATTCTGTTGATGAATTGGCTTATATAGACACAACCAACTTGTCACCTGGCTATCAAGTTCTGGTAACCAACGATGCAAACAGCCAAGGACGTTGGACAATTTATACTTTACAAACAGTTGCCGGAGAATTGACATTTGGCACAGTGCCCACTATGGCACAAAGTTATAAAACCAATCTGTATTGGAACTATATTGATTGGTATGACGCCAACTACAATTCAAGCCGCACGCCAGATCTAACAGTGGCCAACTTGTTGGAACTAGGCAAACTGACATTGACTGCAAACACCTATGTCAAAGTATTGAATGCCGGTAATGATAATTTTGTAATTTACTACATTGACAACAATTTGAATCGAAACCTAGTAGGAATTGAAAATGGTACAATACAAATAAACACAACCAATTTATTTGAGTCCTATGCTCAAGTTGAACTGCGCCATATATTGCTGGCCATGCAAGATAACATATTCATTGATGACTTGGTAAATGAATACAACAACATCTTCTTTGCCATGATCAATTACATTCTCACTGAGCAAAAGAATTTGGATTGGGTATTCAAAACCAGTTTTATAAGTGCAACACAACGCATTCGTAAACTGCAAGAATTCCCAAGTTATATCCCTGACAACCAAACCTTCTATTTGGATTATATCAACGAAGTCAAGCCCTATAGAACTTTGGTTCGAGAGTTTGTTGTTGACTACATTGGCAATGACTACTACAACGGAGATATTACAGATTTTGATTTACCACCATATTGGGACGCCACTCTAGGCATTTATCGTAGTCCAACAGGCACACAATCCTATGACTCTACAATATATCAAACCGGAGTGTACCGTCAATGGCTGAACAATTACAAATATCAAGTGGCCGATATAGTTGTTAAATCTCCTGGTACTGGATATTTGTTTGCACCACAAATTGTGGTCAAAGGTGGCGGAGGCCAAGGTGTAACCGCAGTAGCCACAGTGAACGCTGCTGGCGGCATTGCTAGTATCACAGTGTTGACTCCGGGAGCGGGATTTACTTCAGAACCCGAAGTCATCATAAACGGCGTTGGAACTGGCGCAGTGGCCTATGCAGTATTGCGAAATGTATTTGTTGGAAACAACATGGGTCACAACTTGGTACGTAGTATCTCTACCACAATGCGATTTGATCGCTTGGACTACACAAATTCCAATACTTTTGTATTCTGGGACAATGTTACTGCAAACACCACAATCAATGCCAACTCCATTATAGTCAATAACGGTTTGTTGTATCAATTGAGCAATACCTACAATGTAGGCAGCAATATTGTGTTCCCGACTGCAAATATTACCTCAATCTCTGCAAGCAATTTTAATACAGCCAATGATAGAATCACTGCATTTAACGGCAACGTTAACTTGGCACTGTATCAGTCTGGTATTGATTATCCTGGCGTGATAGTTGACGGCAACACCTACATAGGCACACAGTACGACACCAACATCAAGAGTTTTTACAGCAATGTATTTGGAGTCAATCCTGGAGATATACAGATTGACGGGGGCGCCTACTACGACACCTACAACAGTCATGCACCTGAAGAGCTGGTTCCTGGACGTGTATACGACGCACTCAATCTCGAAGTGTTTACAAATGACGGCAGTAACTTGGCCTTTAGAATATTTGATGACATGAACGGCAATTCAAGTTACTATCGAATTGGTACTGCAAAAACACAATTGGCCAAAGATTTATTGATCACTGATAAATTTATCAACGTGGTCAATGCCGAAGTGTTGCCAACGCCAAATCCGGCTCTGGGAATTCCTGGGGTGGTGTTTATTAATGGTGAAAAAATCACTTATTATAGAAATTACATAACTGAACCAGGTACTGCTTGGACACCAAATCTAGTGGTGGCAACAGATCGTGTCATCAGTTATGGTGGCAATACTTATTTGACCACTGGTAATGTTTATGCCAGCACATTTGCATCAATAGCAGCAAATACCACTCAAATCAGTATTAACAGTCTTGGACAAATAAGACGTGCGGTGGACGGCACTGCCCCAACCACATTGACCATAAACAATTGGCACACGTTTGCCAACTATCCGGTTGGTGCTTACATTTATTACCAAGGAAACACTTATGTTACAACCGGTAATACTTGGGCTTACAACATACCATGGACTCCGTTAAACGCCACTATTTCTGTGGGCGAGTATGTGTACTTCAATAACAACACCTACGTGGTTACAGGAAATGTTTATAGTAGCACGTTTGCCAACATCAGCTCCAATCTCACTTATGTCACTAGTGGAACTGATTCGGGATTTGCCAGCATCAGCGCAAATATTCAATTTGCATTCGTGGGCAATGTAGCAACACGACACGTGGCCAATTCTTATGTGGTTGACTCCAGTATACTACAATCAATTCCTGGTACTGCTACCAAGAATCTGCAACTGACTTATGCAAACACCTACACCATGACTGACTATGTGTCATATGGCCTGCGCATCAACGGAACAATCAGTGCCAACATTGGTGATGTATTGACACAGATTAGAACAATATCCAATGTGTGGACTCCCAACAACACCACAATAATGTCGGGCAGCACCTTCTACTACAATGGTGCCAGCTATCAAGCCACTGGCAATGTGTACGGTGCAAATTTTGCCAATGTGACGGCCAATGTGATCTACTTGTTCGCTGGAAACACAGCCAACACAGTTACGATGCGAGCTTTACAAACTGTTACCAATTCCAATGTAGTACCAGTTATCATAACTGCGGGCACTCTGCAGGGCTTGCCTGAGGTGTTTGATAGCAATCTGGGATTTGATGCCGATGGCGGAGACGAGCCCTTTGTCATCACTGCCAGCTCGGCGCCTACCACACGTCCAAACGTGACCATTCCAAGTTGGAGTTCAAACACTGTGTTCACTGTGGGCAGTGTGTTGCAATACAATGGTAATGTTTACACTGTGTTGGGCAATGTATATTCAGCATATTTTGCCAATATATCTAGCCAATCAAATATTTCATCAAATATCACAACATCAGCAAATTCAACTGTGTATTTTAACGGTAATTTGAGCAATTACACCACAACGGCCAATGTGTTGCAACCGTATGATCAATGGTATAACACCACTACCAATCAATTGTATTACTGGACCGGTAGCTCATGGACTGCAAATCTAACCACTACCGGAGTGGGATTTGACAATACCACAAGTCCAATATACATCAACAACAACGTGACATCGGCCTATGTCAACACCGCTTACATACTTGGAAAAGTAAACATAGACGGACAAACCACAGTTGCAGCAGGTACCAGTCTGGTACAAGGCAATATTTGGTACTCTAGAGGAAACGGAACTCCGTCAAACGGACATACACTAGACAGCCAAACAGGCGTACAGGCCACATTCCTGAAAGCATCTAGAGGAGGATTCGCCCCATGATAAATAACAATAATGACCCAACCCCGCAAAAAATAGAGGAAAAACCAGTGGAAAATAACCAAAAAAGCCCCAATGAATCAACAGGAATTTATGTTAGAGGGCACATCAAGATCAGTGATGTAACAGATCGCGCAAATCCAATTGTGTTACGTGACAAGTTCAATGCAATTCACTACGAGAACATGAGCGTGGCTCTAGCAAACAGTATCGCAAACAAAAGTCAAAATTTCATATATGAAATGAATTTTGGTAACGGCGGCACCAGCGTTGATCCAACAGGCATCATTACATATTTGCCCACCAATACTACAGGGCAAAACGCAAATTTGTATAATCCCACTTACAGCAAGATTGTGGACAACACCTCAATTGCCAACCCTGATCCAGTAAACAATTACATGAGTGCAACACACATTCCAGGCACAGTGTATACTGATATATTGGTAAGTTGTTTGCTTGACTACGGCGAGCCCAGTGGACAACAGGCATTTGATAACAGCACCGATCTCAATGGAGAATATGTGTTTGATGAGCTAGGATTACGAGGCGCCAGCACTGACGGCACTGTGGGATTGTTATCAACTGGATTGTTATTGACTCATGTTGTGTTTCATCCGGTGCAAAAAGCCTTGAACCGACTTATTCAAATTGACTATACAGTGCGTATTCAAACTTTAACCAATCTAAGCACTCTAGGATAATGCAATGAGTTACACAATTAACACCACCAGCGGAAACGTTTTACTAACACTTTTAGATGGAACAACAGATTCTAGTACCGGCCTGACCTTGATTGGTCGCAATTATACTGGATATGGATTGTTGCAGAACGACAATTTTGTACGCCTATTAGAAAATTTTGCAGATTCAATTCCACCAGGACAGAGTATTGGATACAATCCAATAACAGGAACACTGTGGTACGATTCTGGTAATGCAACAATAAAATCATATGATAGTATAAATTGGAATCCGGTTAGCGGCCGCCTTGCATCTAGCATAGATCCAAGGACATTGGGAAATATAACTGTACATACAGGAGACCAATGGTGGGATACAACCAATCAGCAGTTACGTGCATGGAACGGCACCACATGGTATCTAATAGGGCCAAACTATGTGCCTGGACAATTAAAAAGTGGTGCATACGCCGATACTGTAACTGACACTTCGGGAAACACACACGTAGTTGTTGGCACATATAGCAACAACAACTTGGTCAGTGTCACCAGCTATGATGCAACGTTTAACTTGAGTCCAGCAACTGCTGCTCCCTATAATGCATTTTTAACCATTAACCCTGGTGTGAATATTGCCAACACCATGGTGTTTACTGGCAATGCTACAAATAGTCTTGCACTGGGTAATGTTGCAGCCATCAACTATGCTAGAAATGATATTGCCACTAGTTTTGGGGCAACAGTCACAGTTGGCGCCAATCTCAATGTCACAAACGCAACAATTTCTGCTGGCGCAGGGCCGCTGATAATAAAAAATAACAGTTTAAATAGTGGAGTACAAATTTATACCAATACTCCAGCATTAGTTGGAGTACCATCATTGACCATAAATGGTACTACAGGATTGATCACAGTAGCAAATGATCCTGCTTTGCCTTTGGGTGTAGCCACCAAGCAGTATGTTGATAACTCGTTAGCTCCTGTTGAGTCAAATGTGGCAGCGCAAATAAGCACAATCAATACAGCAGTTGCTACTTTACGCAGTGACTACTTTGCCAATATTGCTTCAGTACAAAATGTTATAAATTCCAATTTAGTCACAACAGTGGCCAGTCTAAACTCAAATATTGCTGGAGTAATTGCTGCCGAGCATGCAGATGTTGCATCTATTAACTCTAACATCGCTACAGTTATAGCAAGCATCAACAACATAGTGGCCAATGTGCTTCCTTTGTTGGCACCATTAAACTCACCAGTTTTGACTGGAAGTCCCAAGGCAGTTACCACTCCTGATTTAGATGCAAGCACCAATATTGCAACTACACAGTTTGTCAGCAATGTAGCCAACCTCATAATAGGAGCATTGTCTAGTGCCATAAACAATCTAGCAAATTCGTCTTCGTCAGGGCTTGCAAACGGATTAGCGTTAAAGGCCAACATAGATAGTCCTACATTTACAGGATCGCCAGCAGCATCAACTCCGGCCTTGGGAGATAACAGCCAACTGTTAGCAACTACTGCTTTTGTTGCAGGAACTTTAGCAACTGTGGAACCAACATTATATACCAGTAGCACAAGCGGAACTGGGCCAAAAATTACCTTTGGATCTGCTCCACCCAATCCAGGCAGTGGCAGTAACGGAGACATTTATTTACAATTTAATTTGAACTAATCAATGACAATATATGTAAAGCACAATAACACTTGGAACACAGTGTCAAATCCACAAGTAAATCTTGGTGGAAACTGGACCAATGTGGTTGGTGGATGGGTCAAACAACCCAGTGGCTGGGTCCAGATTTATCCTGGAGCAGTTACAGCAAATGTCTTGATGGTTGGCGGTGGAGGTGGCGGTGGCACTGCTGCCGGGCAAGATGAGGGTGGCGGTGGTGGTGGCGGTGGAGGAGTAGTAGTACTCAATGGACTGCAACTCAGCGCATCAAAAATTTATACCATTGTTATCGGAGCCGGCGGCGCAGTTGGCAGTAATGGAGGTAACACCACAATATCAGGGAACGGATTTGTAATATCTAGCACATTAAACCAATCTTTATTGCCACAAGACACCATTGTGGGCAGTCCCAGTATTGCAGCCCCAACTGCGGCTACTTTTACTGCATACGGTGGAGGTGGTGGGGGCGGAAATTCTTGGAGCTCGGCTAATAAAGGAAATGGTAACTTTGGCGCTGATGGTGCCAGTGGCGGAGGTGGAAGCGGTCCTGGACAATACTACGCTGGTGGAGATGCAGTACATGGTACGCAAGGAAATCCCGGAGCCGGAGGCCCACATGAAGGACCGGGCGGTGGCGGAGGTGGCGCTGGTGGTTCTCCGCCAGGAGCTGCAGTTTCACCAACAGGATTATCAGCAGCCGAAGCAGCATTGCTTGGCGTAGTACCCGGAGCATCATTTGGATCAAGTTACAGTGATGGCGGCCCGGGAGTGACAATAACAATTAACAACACTGACTACAAAGTGGGAGGTGGCGGAGGTGGTGGCGGAGACAAATATGGTGCTCATGGGGGCTCGTCGGGCTTCTTTGGTGCCGGGGGTTACGGTAACGGCAGTCAAGTCGCTGGAGCAAATGGTACTGGCGGGGGCGGAGCGGGATCAAACACCAATACCAACAACGGTGGGGCAGGCGGTGATGGATTGGTTGTTATTTCCTACGCCGCAATTAACCCTATATTTGATGATGGAAATCACGGAAACAATACCACTAGTGATGGAACTACAGTGACGCATACTTTTAAAGCTGCTGGTACTTATTCGTTAACCCCAATTGGGTTAGTGGGATAGTAAACAAATAGATAAGTAAGTATAAAGAGAAAAAGAATATGGCATACACTATTACAAAAAGCGACGGAACAACATTAACAACTATTGCTGATGGTACCGTTGACACATCTAGTACAAATCTAACACTACCTGGTCCAAATTATGTGGGCTACGGAGCAAAGTTAAACGAAAATCTAGTGTATCTACTGGAAAACTTTGCAGCCAATTCGGCACCCAACGGAGTCAACATACAAGGTCAACTGTGGTTTAACAAATCCAATCAAACCATGAACGTGTTTACCACGCAAGGATATGTGCCTGTGTCGGGAATTATCGTTGACCCCAGCCAACCCGTAATTGGGCAGACTGGTACAATTTGGTACAACAACAATACCAACCAAATTTATGTCAATAACAATGGTGTGTATCAATTGATAGCGCCCTTGTACACCGCACAACAAGGCCCTAGCGGAGCAATACCGTTAGTAGTACCTGACAAAAACGTACCTGGTGCAACACATAACATAGTTGAACTGCGCTTTGGCAACGTCACAATCGCAACAATAAGTTCTGACACTGCTTTTCAGCCCAATGTAGCTCTAAATCCTGAACTTAGCGGATTCAGTTACATCAATCAAGGCATAACTTTGAATGCCAATCTAACAAGCACCAATTTAAACTCCAATCTCACAGGCAATGTTGTGGGAAATCTGTCAGGCAACGTGACTGGTTATTTGACCGGGGGAGTGATAGGAACTTTTAGTGGCACTGCAAGTGGTACATTTGCAGGAGCTAGTACAGGTACATTTGCAGGCACCAGCACAGGCACATTCAATGGCAATGCCTCACTCACTAATGCATCGGTCACAAACCAAATTGTCGCCAATTTTAGCAGTGCCAATGTACAACTCACTGGCGGCAATGTTATTGGAATGACCAGCATAACTGGCTCATCAGGACAACTCACCACATTTACTGCTACAACGCTCAATGCCACAAATGGAAATTTAACTAGCTTTAATAATATTACTGCCACCAACGTTACCGCTACTACTGCAAGTACAACAAATTTATCGGTCAACGGCACAGGCAATATTGCAACACTTAATGCCAGTACCGCAACTGTTTTGACATCCACAGTAGCCAATCAAACCGTGGCCAATCTCAAAACTGCCAATGCACAAATAACAGGTGGGGCAATTACTACAACTCCTATATCTGGTAGCACAGGTGTGTTTACATCATTGACAACGCCTGTAATCGTAGCTAATGTGATAAATGCTGTAACAATTGGAAATACCGGCGCAAATTTAGTTGGAACTTTAAGTTCAGGCGCACAAACCAGTATCACTGGCGTTGGCACGCTCACGAGCGGAACTTGGAACGCCAGTATTGTTGGTCCTGTTTACGGTGGCACAGGCGTAAACAACGGAGCATACACCATCACGCTGGGCGGTAGTTATTTGTTTAATCAAAATGTAGCGGCCAATACAAGTCCTACATTTAAAGCAACCAATATAACAGGCATTGCCCCAAGTCTACAAGTAGCAACAGCAAACGTAGCCGCACAGGCAACAACAGCCACATTGGCCAACGTTGCAGTTGCAGCCAACACTGTTACAACAACCAACTTCACTATGTATCAATCAGGAAGCAAATTGTATTTTGCCTACAACGGAACACCGCTGATGTCATTGGACTCAAGTGGTAATTTCACAGTGCTAAACAATATTTCTGGATACACATCGCCATAGTATGACATTACCTACAGGATCAATATCGCTTGCACAAGTCAATGTTGAACTAAATCGTCCAGCAAACACACCTATCAATCTAAATGATACCCTGGTGAGATTCTTAATATCAGAATCGGGCATTGCTACTGGCAGCAATGTCGCAAATACCGCAAGTTCAATTCATGAGCTACAGGGCAAATCATACGTTATTGCCAACAACACCGGAATCATAACTGCCAATGGCCCAATAAAGTTACCAGTCACTAGTGGACCATCGGTAAAAGTTTTATGTGTGGGCGGTGGTGGCGGTGGTGGTGGTGGTTCATCTAGAACCAGTCATTCGCCTTGTGGCCCTGGGGGCGGAGGTGGCAGCGGGGAAGTAACGCTGACCACAATTTCTGTCACTCCCGGACAGTATCTTTATGTAACTGTTGGCGCAGCAGGCGCAGGCGGAGGAGCTCGAGATGGCGGATATACCCCGGGAAGCAATCCAGCTGGCGGAAGTAATGGTACAGGCAGTTCAGTTTCAGTTGTTAATGGTGGATTTCCAGTGGCACTAGCCGGCGGTGGCTCAGCCGGAATTGGCTCGCAAACCATTGGGGCGCCTGCTGCGGGCGGAGCTGCAGGACTAGGTGGCACAGGAAGCGATGTTTTGGGCGGTGTCAACGGACAAACTGCACAGTACAACATAACCCCTGGTGGAGGATTTGGCGGAAATGGTTGCATCATAGCCACCACAATTGGCACGTCTACACCATATTCGTATGGAAATATTGGAGTTGGCGGGATAGGTAACGATACCGGAGGAGCATATACTCCTTTGCCCACATATACTGCAGCCACTACCGGTACAGGATATGGCGCAGGTGGAGCAGGTGGTGGCACCAATAATGAATTCTCTGGGGAAGGACCCGGAATAAACGGCGCCCCAGGTTCTCAAGGAGCGGTATTCATATGGTGGGGATACTAACTTGGTATCAGTATAAATACACTAATAGAGATCAAAAGGAATTTAAATGTCATATACAATTAATCTTACTAACGGAACCTCGCTGATTCCAGGGGGATTATCTGACGGAACAGTCGACTCTTCCCACTCAAGTCTTACATTAATTGGTAAAGATTATCCTGGATACGGACAATTCCTCAATGATAACTTTGTACATTTATTAGAAAACTTTGCAAATACGTCAAGTCCAGCCAATCCTTTAAAAGGACAACTTTGGTGGGATGTTACAAACAATGTGTTAAAAGTGTATTCGGGATCAAGTTGGAAAATTTCAACAGGAGCCACCAGCGCACCTTACACCAGCCCGCCCACAGACCTCAGTGCTCTGGGTGGAGATCTTTGGTTTGATAGCACAAATCAGCAATTGAAAGTATATTCTGGTGCGGCTTGGGTCACAATCGGACCGGTAGCCACCAGCGCCTTAGGCAACACAGGAGCTATTCCCAACACCATACAAGATACTAGTGGAAATCAACACGTTGTGGTTGAAATTGTGATTCAAAACACAATTTATGCTATAATGTCAAAAGACAGTTTTGCAAGTAATCTTACAGGATTTGCTACAATTATAGCTGGACTCAACTTCAATACCACAGTGAGCCCCAATTGGGGAATAAGCACACAATCGCAAAGTGCCTATGGCTTGAGTTTGGCACAACGTGATCAATACGGCGGCTTAACAGCAAGTACATTATATGCCACAGCTGGTATATTGCCCACTGCTAATGCCACAGTGAATTTGGGTAGCACAACTGCTTGGTTTAACAATGTATACGGAACAAGTTTACATGCTCAATATGCTGATTTGGCTGAAAGATTTGAAGCCGATGCCGAGTACGAGCCCGGCACAGTAGTGGAAATGGGTGGCGTTGCCGAAATCACCGCAGTAGGTGAAGATTTAAGCGAAGATGTATTTGGAGTCATAAGTACTAATGCAGGCTATTTAATGAATTCACGAGCCGGCGACAACAAAACACATCCCCCGGTAGCAGTACAAGGTAGAGTTCCAGTTAAGGTAATTGGAAAAATAAGCAAAGGTGACCGTTTGGTTAGTGCCGGTAAAGGTTATGCCAGAGCTGGAAAACGGTCTGAATTGACCACATGGAATGTGATTGGACGAGCGTTAGAAGATAAAACAACGTCGGGCAAAGGTGTCATTGAAGCCGCAGTTAAAATGAACAGTTAAGGATTAACACAAAATGGCATACAGTTCAGGCGGACTAATAGCAGCAACAGATTATAATGGTTTTGTGGGCTCTAGCCCAAGCAGTACAGCAAATACGCTAAACACAGTATGGGCCATTGGAAATGGCCAATATGGATATGGACAAACAGCATTAAGCCAAGTGTCCAGTGGCGCATCAGTAGTAACAGCCACGCAATGGGCCAGCGCCATTAACACTCTCAACAGTATTAGAACACATCAATCGGGATCTGGCACTGGTATCAGTGCTCCTACCAGCGGTAGCTTGGCAGCATATCTAAGCACATTCAGTTCCAGTATTGCCACTGCATACAGCAGTGCATTGACTTTTGCCACACAAGGTTCAACCACAACCGGCGGTAATTTTGCTGGGTCCATGGCGGACTCAAACCTACAGGCCGCTTTCCCAACAACTTTTACACGTACTGCCACATTTGCCAGTGCCGATCAAGCTCGATATTTTTTCAATGCTGGTGGACAATTGAATTTTGTGGTGTCAAGCGCAACCAACAATGATGGTACCAGCCGCTCGGGCGACATGGTCACACTGGCAGCAACCAACTTTGGCGGATTTTCAGCATTTAGGGCTGCCAGTGGTGGCGGTAGAACCGGTTCGGGCGGCACATTGAATACCAATGCCACCAATATTGGTTATTACAACCTTACTACTAGCACACAGACACTGGTATCAATTACCAGCACTACATCGGGCTATACCGGTGATACCGCAGTACTCACAGTAAAGTCAAATGGAGTACAAGGATCAAATGCAGATGTAGGTTCAGTTGTTACATTTGCACTTACTTTGACATCAGCAGCACGTCCAACGTTGCCGGCTCCCCCGGCTAACCCGCCTGGTACTGGTACTACCACAACCAACACAGTGGTAAACGACACTATCAACGTAACTGTGAATCACAGAATTGATATAGTATATCCCGAAACCACCAATTTGAGCAACAGTTGGGGCACAATAACAATAGCATAAGAGACATAATATGGCTTATTCACAAGGTGGATTAATTCAAGCATCTGACTATAACGGATTTTTAAACGGTGCAAATCAAGTTAACAAAATCTGGAGTACAGGTAGCGGCGATGCTGGTTACGGACAGACTGTGTTACCCACGGTATCTTCGGGCGGTACAGTGAGTGCAGCCCAGTGGAGCACTTTGATTAACACCATGAACATAATGTCAATGCACCAGTCAAACACTGGCACTGGAATATCGCCTGTGACATCGGGCAGCACAATATTCTGGATCAGCCTAATGTCAAGTGCCATCAACACGCTATACACCAATAGAAAAAATGCCTACTCGGCTGGTACTACCACTACTGGTAGCACATTTTCTCCAAATTTCACAGTGGCCAACACAATGCTGGCACAAACTTGGACATTCACAAGAACAATGACTTTTGCCAGTGGCGATGCAGCACGTTACTTTTTCAATGCTGGCGGATACTTTAATTTTGTTACTACATCAGTAGTAAACGGTAGCACCAGTGGATCAATTCGCAGTTCGGGATGGACCACATTGATTGGCACCAATTTACAAAATTTATCAGGCATTGCCGGACACAGCAATGGTGGTAGAACCGGAATTGGCGGAACTGTGGTCACTAATAGCACTAACTTGGGCTATTGGGACTCTACCACTACAACCTTGCCAATCAGCAAAATACTCTCAGCAAGCTCCACATATTCGGGTGACTATGTGCAAGTGGCCATACGTTCAAACGGCACACAAGGCATCTACAATGATGCAGGATCTGTGTTGTATTTGGACTTTACTGTGTACTCGGGTGCAGTGAGTTCATCGTTCAATGAAGATATCAATGTTACTTGGAATCACAGGATTGATACAGTTTACCCCGAAACCACAAGCGGCCTAACCAGTACCTGGGGCACGGTTACAATAACCTAACCAAAATTAATTGACATCTACTCAGCGGTATGTTATACTGTGTAGATGGACTTAGACACATTCAAATCATACATTACAGTGGCCACAGACTACCAAGTTAACAAGCGTATTCTTCGCGAGAAAATCCAAACCGATTTGCATTTTGCCTACAATGGCGGATTGTTCAAGGCCACACCAGAATTGATCGTGTTTGCTTCAACTTGGCCCAGAACCGAATCTATGTATTTGGAGGACACATATCAAAATCCCATACACATTCCCGATCCCGAATTCTTTGCCGAACAATGCAAAGAATGTTATTCTAAAGCAATGAACCGCTGGCACCAACAACATGACGAACTCCGAAAACTTAGAAAAATCCACTTTAACCGCTAGGGGTATAGTTGTATTTGCGTTCAATACTGAGACTGTTGACTATGTACGGATTGCAGATCGCACAAGTCAACTTGCAAGTCACTACATGGGGTTGCCTGTTACACTGATAACTGATCATGACGCAGACCCCAAGTTTAGATACGACAACATAATCACAATAGATCCACAAGGAAATAATTTTAGAGATGGAAACATACAATGGAGAAACCGTGGAAGACACTGGGCCTACGCTCTCACGCCATACCAAGATACTATTTTGCTTGATACAGATTATGTTGTATTGGACAATAGCCTTAATCGCTTATTTGAAACTGATTTTGATTACAAATTGATGCATCATAATCGCAATTGTGAAGGAGCAGTTTATGAGCTAATGGGCAATACCAGTCTGCCTTTTGTGTGGGCCACAATAGTGCTATTTCGCAAGAGTAAACGTGCAGAATTGTTATTTGATTTAGTGGCCAAGATACAACGCAATTACGGATACTATCGTAAGTTATACAATATTCGTGAAGGCAACTACAGAAATGACTATGCGTTTGCTATTGCTAATAATATACTAAGTGGTTATAATCTAAATGAAGATCAAGGAATACCATGGCGCATGTTCACAATAGAAGGACAGGTTGATCAAGTGTTATATGATGATAATTTTTTATATGTGTACAACGACGGCAAAGGTCGAATAGTGCCCCGACAAAACACACACATCATGGATAAACAATACTTACAAAGTGCAGACTTTGAACAATTGATAAACGGACTACTAGCATGAGTCAACATCAAGAACAACAGGGTTTTTTGACCTTTGCGATTAACACGCCCGAAGTTGACTACGGCAGACTGGCATATCTACAATGTTTGAATGTCAAAGCCACACAACGAGAAAACCGATACGCAGTCATTGCGGATGAAGCAACTTATAATTCATTCAACAACCGACAACTCGACGCATTTGATTACATTATTCGACTACCTGAGGGATTTGAACAAGCACCTTTTACAGCAGAACCTTATGCGTTTTCTCTTACTCCGTTTAAAGAAACCATCAAACTAGAAAGTGATTTGTTGTTTACACGCAGTATTGATCACTGGTGGACTGCATTTAGACTTCGTGATGTTTGTTTGAGTACTGGTGCTAAAACTTATTTAGGGTTACCAAGCGCAGTTAGAAAATATAGACAACTGTTTGATGCAAATCATTTGCCCGACGTTTACACTGGTTTGATGTATTTTAGATATACCAAAACTGCCAAACATTTTTTTGATCTTGCTGGCAGTATATTTCGTGATTGGGATGGGGTAAAAATATATTTAAAAGACATAGACTTAGACCTAGTGCCCACAACCGATGTTGTTTATGCACTGACTGCATTAATGTTGGACGAGGAAACAGTCACAATGCCTAGCATGGACTTTATAAACTTTGTACACATGAAGTCGGGCTTTAATGGGTGGAGTGATGCACAGAGCTGGTTAGACACTGTAATGCACGAGCGTGAGGGTGACGTCATACGCATCAACAATCTAAATCAATACGATTCCGTTCACTATCATGACAAGACATACGCCACACAGGAACTAATAGAATATTATGAGCAACGAGTTTTGGCAGGAAGTTGAAAGTTTAATTCAGCCGGTAGAACCAATTGTATTAGAGTACAGACTTTATTACAATGAAGAGGGCGATATCATCAGCGGCAGTATGGCACAGCACGCCGATGGCAACTATATTGTTGTTACCCAAGAACAATACGCTAAGTACTTCAATTACCGTGTTGTAAACGGCACCCTGAAAGAAATTGATACAAGCACAAAATACTACGTGCAATTGAAAAAAAGTACAAAAGGATTTCTGGTAGTACGTGGACACGCAGGTCTCATTATTGAAGATGAAGAATACCCAGAACGAGAATATTATGACCTCAGAACTAATTGACATAGCCGATTTAGATGTAATTTACTTGACTTATGATGAACCCAAGCGAGAAGAATTTTGGATACAGATCCAAAACATGGTGCCTTGGGCACAACGTGTAGATGGTGTAAAAGGTTCAGATGCAGCACACAAAGCCGCAGCTGATGCCAGCACCACTGATCGCTTTGTGCTGATTGATGGCGACAACATTCCCGACGCTGCCTTTTTCAACTTACAGTTGGATTCACGAATCAATGCTCGCGGGGTATTTCGTTATCGTGCTAGGAATAACATCAATGGCTTGATGTATGGCAACGGTGGCTTAAGCATTTGGCACCGGGACTTTGTATATGCAATGAAAACACATGAGAATTCGGATGGCTCAGATGCAACTTCTGTGGAGTTTTGTTTCCACCCTGACTATTGGGCTATGCATGATTGCTATAGCACCACATACCCTGATGCCACTCCGTTTCAAGCATGGAGAGCAGGGTTTCGTGAAGGTGTCAAGATGTGTTTGGATAGAGGAGCGAAACCCACAATTGCCGAGTTTAAAACTCGTGTAGTTGCTCGCAACATGGACAATCTCAGCATATGGCACAATGTGGGTGCTGACAATGAGATGGGCATTTGGGCCATGGCTGGTGCTAGACAAGGCACATACAACACAATGCTGACGGATTGGGATTATCGAGAAGTACAGGACTTTGCGATGTTGGCTAGTTATTGGGAAGAGACTGTACAACATTTCAATCCTGTGAACTTTGTTCACAATTACGAAGAAGAATTGGCTCAACGGTTAGGCCTGCCCATGGTGACGTTAGATCCCGTGCAAAGTCGATTCTTCAAGCATCACTACAAGAGCAATTTTAAGAATACAGGACCCATGGTGCGAGAATGATAAAAGAAATAAAATTAAACTATGATTTTTCTGTATTTTTAAATGCAGACTATACACAACATGAGGGCAGTTGCATCCAACATCAAGTTCATGAGTTGACAGATATACATGAAAAGTTTGGTGGCTTTCCAAAAACTTATACCTATGCCAACACGGTTATACATCAATTGTGGTGGAACAATACACAATGTGATTTTAATGATATTGGTAAACAATTGGGCATGGAAGTGATTACTGTGAGTAGTATATTACAACCTCCAGGATGCGTGATACCCATACATCGAGACACATTTTTCCAAATCAATAAGCGTTATCCTGATCGCAAAGAATTAAAAGTACGTGCAAACATTTATCTCGAAGATTGGAAGATGGGTCATTTTTTGCAGTATGACGATGTTGTAATATCAAATTGGCAAGCCGGCACAGGATTTATGTGGGACAACAATGTTCTACACATAGGTGCCAATGCAGGCATGGAAGACAAATATACTTTACAAGTATCTGGGTTCATGATGTGATTAATTTAACCAATAAAGATCGCGAAATATTTGAACTGCCAATGCGGGTGGCAGATATCATCAAAGAATATCAAACCACAAAAAGAGTTGTAATACAAACCAACGCTGAAGGGCTTTGTTTGACCGCAGCCAAATTTTATTCGGCATTGGACTATATTTGTAATAAGTTTGATATTGATAAATCTTGTGTAACAATAGTAACACACAACGTAGAAGAAACTCATCCTGATTATAAAATAGTAGTGCATAACAATCATTGGATTGCCAATTGCAAACCTATATTTAATTATAAATTAGAAGCAAAATTATCACAATTAACGCATGCAGGATGTTTTTTAGGCAAAGCCAATTGGCATAGACTACTATTAAGCGCCTGGTTGCACACCAATTATGTAGACAAAACACTGCTAACAATTCATTATGATCCCAGTTCAGAACGACATAGATTAGATTGTAATATAAGTGACATTAATGTATTGGCACCAGAAGAGTTAGAATTGGTGGCACCATTCTTAAAGCATTGCCCAATCGTACTAGAAGAAGGTTTTATCAATTACACAATTGGTCCACCCACGCACTATAATATTATACATCAATATCACAAAATATTTGTTGATATTGTTTCTGAAACCTATGTTTCTGGAATGTCGTTCTTCCCCACAGAAAAAACACTAAGACCTATTATAGCTCAAACACCATTCATTGTAATGGGCCCAGCTGGATATTTGGGAAATTTACAACGCATGGGATTTCGAACATTCAATCGTTGGTGGAACGAGGATTACGACAATTACAGTAACTATGAGAGATTGTGTCAAATTAAACAAGTACTTGAAGATATATTTAAACTAGACAACTCCAGTTTACAACAATTGCTAATTGATATGCAAGAAACTTTAGAATACAATAGAAAGCACCTACAAAAAATAGATGCGTCACAGGTAAAATTAAATGAACAAAAGTAATTTTATGGCCAATGCCGAATGGATGCGAGACAATCTTGGCGAGGCATTGTGTTTGGCCAAATGGAAACAGGTGAGCTTACACTTGCCCACAGGACTCAACAACAGTTGTTATCATCCGCCATTACATGAGATTGAGGCCGAGGTTCTAAAAACAAATCCCGGAGCATTACACAATACTGCTTACAAAAAGCAACAACGTGTCATGATGTTGCGACAGGAAAAACCCTCAGAGTGTAGTTACTGTTGGAATATTGAAAAGCACGGGCAGTTAAGCGATCGTCATTATCGCTCAGGAGAGCCTTGGGCTGCAGAAGATTACGATGCGATAGTAAATAGTACTGGAGAGGAAGACGATGTCGTACCAAGTTATGTTGAAGTTAATTTTAATCATGCCTGCAATCTTGCTTGTAGCTATTGCAGTCCTCAATTCAGTAGTACCTGGCAAGCAGAAGTTGATCGATGGGGAGGATATCCTACTAGCACTATTCATAACGACCCTAGTCACTTTGTTGGTAGAAACCGCCCTATACCTGCCAGCCATGACAACCCATATGTAGAGGCATTTTGGGAATGGTGGCCCACACTGTATCCCAAACTAAAACATTTTAGAATGACTGGTGGCGAACCACTCATGGACAAGAATACTTATAAAGTATTTGACTATGTGTTGGTCATGCCCAAACCCGATTTACATTTAAATGTCACTAGCAACTTTAGTGTAGAACCTGCATTATTTGACAAGTATTTGGGATATGTCAAGCAGTTATGCAACACACAAATAGAACATTTCATGCAGTTTGTAAGTTTAGATTCGGGAAATCCCGAACATGCTGAATATATTAGACATGGTTTAAATTTTCGAAGAATGGAATGGAATGTTAATTCATTCTTACATGAAATCCCATACCGTAACAGTCTTACGTTTATTATCACAATGAACAATCTCAGTGTGTTGGGACTACAACAACAACTGGAATGGATACTGGCACTACGCAAGTCTTACAGTACCACATACCAACGTGTTTGGTTTGATACTCCACTATTACGCAAGCCCGAATGGCAAAGTTTGCAAATACTACCTCCTGTGTATGTTGCAATGTTGGAACGTGTGGCAGACTGGATGGAAACAAATTTAGAAACCGCAGAAGCTCCGTTCCAAGGATTCAAAGACTACGAAGTACAACGTATGCGTAGAGATATAGCATGGATGCAAGAAGGCGCTAAACTAGATCCTGACTACGTCAAACTACAACGTGCCAACTTTTATAGATTTTTTAACGAACACGATAAAAGACGCCAAACAAACTTTTTAAAAACATTTCCACAAATGCGAGAGTTTTGGAAAGAATGTGAATACCGAGCACAAAATGGCGACATTTAAAATAGGTACAACTTTTGCTAGAAACAGTCAATGGCACCAAGATGAAATAAATCTAGTTGCCAATATCGAATCGCAAATCAATAGAATGTTTCCAACAGGCAACAATTTACTAATCAACACCACTTGGTTTGGCCCACAATTTGACAATGGTGAATATATCAAATTGTCTAAATTCCGCAATGTTGATAGGTTATTTTTTCTAGCCAGCGTTGATCCTGTTATGCTTAATCGTGAACAACTTGATACCATTTCATTACAATTAGGTGTAGACGAAACTTACTATATAGGTAATTTTGATACAGATCAACAGTTTACGTTCATTGCCACACTGCTACCAAAATATTTTCAAAATTATAGTGAAAATGATTTATTGCTACAAGATCCTAAATGGAATTATATAACATATAATCGCAAGCCGCGAAGTCATAGAATAGAATTTATAGACAAATTGATTTCTACTGGTTTGGGCAAAAACGGAGTAATAACATTAGGCAATCAGTATACTTTAGATGAGCAGATTAAAGATTACGCTATAGGCAATTGGGGTATGGCAAATGATTATGGTATACCACACGATATACACAGCTTGGGCAGAATGGATATATGGCAACATCATTTCTTAACTATCGTCGGAGAAACAGAATTTAATCCATGGGATAATATGTTTATAACAGAAAAAACATGGAAGCCAATAATTGGACTGCGTCCATTTCTAATTAACGGCCAAACAAAGATCTATAAATATCTTAGGGACAACGGTTTCAAAACGTTTACTCATTATTTTGATGTTGAATTAGAGGATGTCAAAGAATTTCAAGTACATGATAGAATAATAGATGCGTTGAAGTCTTTAAGCAATAAAAATTTAATTGGCATGTACTCAGATATGTTGCCCGATCTAAGACACAATCGAGCTCGTTTCTTTGAGTTCGTCAAAGAGCAAAAAATAAAAATAGATAATTTATGGACCAATACTATATTGTAAATGTACCCGGTTCTTCGGGAATGTTTTTAACCGGTGTCATAGCAAAATATTTAGGATTTCCTTGTGATACCATTATATCACCAAATGGGCACTGCCACAATTTAGGAAACGGAAACTGGAAGAATACAGACTATATAGAATTAATAGGAGATTATTGGCAAGATAAAGTGTACACTAAAACCATATTATTTTCCCACTATCAAAATCTTTCTCAAGTTAAATCGCTAATGCCAAATATTAAAATAGTTCTAATAGATTACGATAATGATGACGTAGAACTTATATCAAAATTTCGAACCACAAAGGCATTAGATATGATTTGGAATCAAGAAGAATATAATAAAGTTGCCGGTGCAGATTGGCCGCTATATAGTAAAGATAATATATTATCTTCGAATATTATTCAAAAGGAATTAATTAAGTTTAGAATTAACGATACTGCTAATTGGATTACTGCAATTGATCATAATCTAGTAGATTACGCAATACCTTTTAAAACTATATTGGGATTAGATAATAAAAGTTTAAATGATGCCATCGCACATCTAATAGGTGTAACGCCCGATACACTAATTCAAACATTTATATCACAATATCAAACAATTAATAAAGAGTTTTATAAAATATGAAATTTTATTGGTTTGGGGACAGTTGGGTGTTTGGTGACGAGTTATCAATAAATGATCGCAACACACAGGTATTTGCTAAAATAATTAGTGATCATTTTCAAGCAGAATGCATCAATTTATCTATATGCGGGAGTAGTATTAATTCATTGACACATGAATTTATCAAGATAGCAAGCACTATTGATCCTAAAAAAGATATTGTATTTTTTGGGCTTACATCAAATATCAGAATATCAATCTTTGATGAGATCGGTTTAAAAAATATATTACCGTCTGGTTATGACAAACACAACCTGCACCCACACACAAAAGAATGGTACAAATACTTTGACTCTTCAATGCAAAGAGTGTATAATTATGACTGTAATACAAATTTATTGTACCTACTATGCAAAGAGTTAGGTATACAATGTTATTTTTACAATATTTTTACCACTGTCGACTTGGGTGTATTTGATTACATACCTTTAGAAAATTGGTTAATACCAAAAAATAAATGTATAGCAGAATATATTTTACCAGTTATAGATATTAAGAATCAAGGTTTAATAGTAGATGATTGCCCGGAAATAACATCAGAGCAATGGAACGAACAGAAGGTATACGTGGACAAATATATTAAACCCTGTTATTGCCACCCTAATATAGCAGGACATAAAAAAATTGCCGAAGAATTAATTAAATGCCTAAACAACAGAACGAAACAGACTTACAATACAAACGCAGAGTAATTGACATCAAATCAGAATCATTCTGCGGAGCAAAATGGTACAATGCCACTATATGGTTAGGTTCGGGTCAAACCACAAGTTGCCATCATCCCTTACCACATCAGGTCAGTGTAGAGGCAGTAGAAGCCAATCCCAAAGCCCTACACAATACTCCAGAAAAGAAACACCAACGTGCACAAATGCAAGCGGGCGAACGTCCTGCGGGTTGTGAATACTGCTGGAAGATTGAAGATATGCACAAAGGTGCAGTTGGGGATGTTGCCGAACCTATCAGTGACCGAGTATACAAAACAGTAATTTATTCAGACGAGGATTTAGCACATGCACATAGAACCCCAGCCAGTGAAGACTTCGATCTTCAAACGCTTGAAATCGCCTTCGACAGAACTTGTCAGTTTGCTTGCAGTTATTGTAACCCTGCTTTTAGTAGCACTTGGGTTAAAGACATTAAGCAACATGGTGCCTACACCAACTTGGTTAGTGACGGCAGGAATCATTTTACCCATGCCCATAATAGTAGTCAACTTTATAAATTCGGTGAGACTAATCCGTATGTGGAAGCG